TTCAGTATTAGCCTTTTCTAGCTCCTCTACTTTATCATACATTAGAAGTATGTGGAATCTTATGTTTACTAAGTCGTCTAATGTTTTCTTTTGGCTTTCTGTTTTATTTTCTAAGCCTTTTAATTTAGCTACTAGTTCAGCTAGTACGCCTTGGTGTTTTAGTTTTTTATCTGTCATGTTTGTTTTTTAAAATGGTAATGAGTCTAAGTCTTCATCAGTTGCCCTTGTGAAGCTGTCGCCTCTTATATAGCTATCCATACTTGGCTTAGGCTCTAGGTTTATTTTCTTTTGTTCTAGTTTTAAATCTCTTTTAGCATAATATTTAGCGTTGTTTTCTTCGTAGTAGTAAGCATTCTTACCTTTATCATAGTAAAAAGTATAATCACCTTTTTTAGAAGCTCCTTTTGGCTTTTCTTTGGCTACTCTTATGATACATTCATTAGCTTGGTAAGTTCCATCACCGTTATCTCTAGTGACACCGTAAGGCGGTCGCCAAACAATAACCATTTGTTCACCTTTCCTAAACCAAGCTTGTCCACCTGCGAACTCTCTAGGCGTTGGAATTGGGCAGAATCTTTTACCCTCCTTTTCTATAATGGGTTGGTCTCTAACGTGAGTAATTAAACAGTTATGCCTTTTTGTCGCTCTTGCGTTTCTTCTACACTCGCCTAATATCTCTTCTATATATAAATCTTGCCTACCTGCTCCTAGCTCATGCTTAACCTCGTTAAAAGGGTCTATAGTTGTAGTGTTAACAGTTATTCCGTACTCTTGTTCTATGTCATCTACCACCTTGTAATAGTCTTTAATAGTTATGGTATCATCTTTAGGATCTACTACTATAAAGTGTTCACTAATAAACATTTCGGCTTTAACTCTTTCAGCTTCACTCATGCACCCATCAACAGTAGAAAAGTAAGGTTTGTTTATATACTTAAAACATAGTTCCGCGTACACCTCTTGTACGTTTCCTGTTTCTGGTGTGAATATAACGTGTTTCCAATCGTAAAGACATGACAAGTTAATTAATATTTCTAACCAAAATTCAGACTTTCCCGAAGCTGGTGCACCTGCTAAATAAGTAGTACAACCTGGCTTAATAGATATACCTAAATTGTCAAAAGGGAAACCAGTTTCTTTACCTCTAGTTAAACCGTTTTCTCTTAGTTTGTTTAACCCTTGTGTTACGTCGTTTAGTTTATAGTAATACTTCATAACTTAAAACACTTCATTAAACCCAGTAATATTACTTTCTTTTTTCACCTCCACAGGTTGGGCTTTAGTGTCTTTAGACATCCATCTAATGATGGTAAAGTACATAGATTTAATCTTGTCTTTGTTCTTCCAATTTGCAACCCTATCAATGTAGTCGTCTACTATCATTTCAGAATGGTTTTCTGTTAGTTTCCTGTACTCTTTATGTGTTAACTGTAAGTTCCCCTCTTTGTACTTGTAGCCGCTTTCTTCTACTGCTTCAGCTTTCTCTATTGCTTTAACTGGTTTACTTTCCTTTAAAGATTCCATGTCACTAGGTAGCTCTATGCAGAACTTAATACTGTCAGGTAAACAGTTGTATATCTGAATAGCAGATTTACGCATATTAGTATTATATCTTTGGTGTTTAGCGTAGTTAACTAATATAATGTAATTATCTACATACTGAATCTTTCCGAACCCCTCAAAATTGTTTAGATATGTCTTTATATTTTCTTTGCTTATGTCAGTTTCAAACGACATCTTTTTAATACTTGATTCATAAACGCCTAGCATATTAGTCTTATCGTTTGTAATGAGGTATAGATATAATAGTTTAGCTTCTGGTGATAACTCCTCTATAAAAGGGTCAGACCAAAACGACGTTGACACGCTTCGTAATTTACTCATAGGTCTCTGATTTTAAAATGTGTTTGTAAAATAAAGAAAAGAAAGTGTTCCAAGCTAACCCTAACATAAATAAATCTATTAACGGGTTGATCATAGTTTCATAAGAGATTATAGCTAAAGCTAATAGTAGTATCATTAAACTTTTAAAAAAGTGGAAGGCATCCGTAAACCATACAGGGATATTATTACGCCCTTGAGATACTGAACCGTTTTTATATTTATTTCTCCACGATATATCTCCATTCCACCAAGAAACGCTAAAAGGTTCTTTATTAAATATAGATTTGTAAAAATGAAACTGTGTCACGTCCATTATAGCATTACATATAGCTGCTAACATTACTAGTACTAAACTCATTTTAAACCGTCTTTAATAGCGTTAACAATACCAGCTATAATAAATACTAAAGCGTAAACCAATAGCATAACAGAAGCGATAACAGACACCGAATATAGCGATTCGAACCACCTAGAAAGGAAGTAAGAAAGAAACATTACAGTAAGTAGTAGTAATATCTGACTTAGTGTGTTTTTGTATAGAGTAGTTAATAGTTTTTTCATTTCGTTTTTGTTTAATTAAGAGGAGCGTTCCCACCCCTCTATAATTTCTAAATCTAATTCTTTAAGTAGGTACTTAAAAAGGTAAGATGCAAACTACCTTTTTAGAATGGGAGGTCTGACGGTGAGTCATCTATTACCTTTCCTTCTGGCTTCCAAGTATTCACACTAACCGCGTGAGTCTTACCGTAATCATCCGCACCGTTTCTCTTCTTAGAGATAGTTAAGTTAATGTACTTCTTACCTTTAAACTCACTAACGTGTTCCTGTGGTAAGTCTGATAAACAGATTGAAAAGTTTACAAACCCATACTGTTCGTTTTCTTTTCCGTTTCCTACGAAAATTTTTGCTTCACTCATAATATATAATTTAATTGTTTACTAAATAAATGCAGTTACTACTGCGATGTGTTCTCTAATTGCTTTTACTCTGTTTTCTATCTCTTTAATTACTTCGTCGTCTCGCTCAATATCAAATACCTTAATTCTATACTTAGTATCTATACCGTCATAGCAATGGTTGAAGAGGTCCCATTTAGGTATTAAGTCCTCTGGTGTATTCATTAACGTATAGATTAACTTAGCTTTCTTTTTACCTGTTAAAGCCATATAGCACTGCAACTGATAGAAGTAATCTTTGTTTGGCACTTCTTTCTCTAATAAAGGGAACGTAAAGCAATCCCAAGAGTTTTTAAGGTCTATTACCGTGTCGTTAGTTATAACGTCGGGAGTACCTTTCATAAAGTCGTTCTCGAATAACTCTTCGTTCTTCTTAATACCTTTTAGATTTAGCATCTTAGATATGTAATCAATAGAAGCGTCTTCTACGTCGTTACCCTTATCTAAATACTTACTACTAATATCTTTTCTTCTACCGTAGATTTGCTCTTTAACCCATTCGTCTACGTAGCTTAAAGTAGTTTTAGATAGTTCGCCTTTCTTACGAGCGTTAACCATTATCTTACCGCATTGGCTTGGACTTATCTTAAATTGTTTCATTATTCGCTAGCTAATTTTGTTAACTCCTCTTCTACTTCTTTAGAAACTGTGTACTTCTGCTTTACTTGGTCCATAGTGTAACCAGTCTTTAATCCTACTACTACATTAGCCCATACCTTATGGCTAGAGTTTAAAACCTCTTTCTTTTTAGGTGTAGGCTTTTTAGCAGGTGTAGGTTTTTTATCTTGTTCTCCGCTTGCGTCTGTATCTTTATCAGTAATAATACCTAGAATAGCACTTAAAGAGTATCTACGGTAATATGTGATAGCTGACCCCATTACTTGAAATTCATTCATACCTTTTAAGTTAACGTCGTTAGGTATTACCATAGTACTTTCAATATATTCACCACTTTCTACATGAAATACAACTGTAGTAATTGTTGTAAACCCTAAGTCGTTATTACCTAACAACTGAGTAAACCCTAACCCATTCTCTTTCATTATAGGGTTAATAGTTTCAAAAATCTTAGCCAGATTAGCATAAGTATAACCATATCCTTTTGTGTTTTGGTGAATTACTGGTACGCTTTGCTGAAAGTTAGCTAGTGCCTTATATAAATTCGTCTTTCCCATAGTCTTTTATTTTAGTTTGTTTAGTATAAATAGTATAATTAATGCCTTTAAATCAGCTGCCACATCCGATACATTCAATAGGCTTGTCGATTTGTACTTTGTATTCTTCTCCATTGTCATAAGTTTTTAAGTGTTTTTTCATTTCGTAATTAATAGAACTTTTCTCTAGTCCGTTTTCTGCTTTGGCTAATTGCTCTTCGTACATTTTAATAATCTCTTCTCTTTTCATTTCTTTAATATTTAAGGTTAAAACTCTAATTCTCCACATGGTATCATTAAATCTTTTTGTTGTATGGCTGTCTGTCCATTCTTTATGGTTAGTGTAGCTACCAGGGTAAGTACTTTTACTTATCCCCTTCGCTAGTCCTTTAAATTGGTTTGCGTTTCTCATTATCTTACCGTTTTTAGCTGTTCTCTAATCTGTTTAGTTAATCTAAGCTCTTTAACGTCTTCGTCTCCTACCTTTAAGTATTCGATATCTACTACTTCGATAGTTCCTGCAAAGTTATCAAACTCACCGTAGTTAGCAGCGTTAATCTCTACAGTTATAGAGAATTCAAAGTTTTCTGATTCCGTTTCTAATACTTGGTCGATGTGTCCGTACTGCTCAAAGTCTAAGATTACTTGGTCGTAATCTAATTCTAACTCTAATACTTCTTGGATTGCTCTTTCTTGATTTGTCATAATATTCGTTTTTGTTATTCGTTTCCTCAAAGATATGTATTCCTAGTTGATAACTCCTAATCTTTTAACAACTATTTTTAAATTAATTTGTAACTGCCTGATTATTAGAGAGAAAAAAAGAGGTTAACCATTACAGCTAACCCCTTTAAAAAACTAAAAACTATGAACTATGAAAAAAACGAAAACAAATTTAACTTCTTAATCAATTCTTTTGCAGTTTCCACGTCAATCTTTCCAAAGATTACAGCTACTACTATAACACCCATGATAACATAACCAAACATCTTAGCGTAATCTGGTTTACCTTTTGGGCTGTGTGCTAGGTCTTCACTCCTAGACTTTTCTAACTCTTCTTTAATATTACCTACTATAGGTGTAGCTTTTACAAGCCCATTAGCTATAGATTTAATAATACTCTTTAAATTTAATCTCATAATAATTCTTTAACTCTATTTGTCCAACCTTTAATATATTTAGCTTGTGTATTATTATTACCTACAATATAAGCATACTTAAACATTCTATATAATAAGTACTTACTTAGTTGTAAACTTTTTACAGCTTTTAACGTGATAGGTCCTATCTTACCATCTACACCAACGCCAGCCGCTTCTTGTAGTATCTTAGCCGCTCCCGTTACTCCAAAGTTAACAGCACTATCAAAGTGAGCATATTGAAGCTCTAACGGTAGTAAATCAGCTTTACAAGGTTTTACATAGTCTTTAATGTATAACTCTTTAGCGCGTTCTATTGTTAGGTTTTTAATGTCTTCATTCGGGTATGCCTTTTTAGATATACCGTACTTCGTTTCCCCTCCATTATCTGTTGGGTCGTTAACATAACCGCCCTCTGTTTCTATTACTTTGTCTAGCCAATCCATTATAAAAAAGTTCTATCTAAGTCCTCATCTGAATACACGTAAGCAAAACCACTATAGATGT